TCCAAATATGACATTTAGTGCCTTAATTAAATTTAATAGGGGCACCCAGGATATCCGAATATTGGATGGATATGATAACTTATTAAGTAAAGGATTAAGAGTAACCTGTTCACTCGTAGATAATAGTGGAATACCATATTCAACCTTCTACGTACAAATTAATGGTAGCTCTTATACTTTTATTGTTGGTGATTTAGCCTATGATAAATGGTATTCATTAATTGTGCCAGTATCATCGCAATATGGACAATTACAACTTAACCTATATTCGTTTGGTCAAGATCCAGCAAATATCAAGAATTTTAATAGTTTAGTTAGTGTATATACAGGATCAGCTAATCCTGGAAACTTTACATTTGTGACTGACCAAAATTGGGCACTACCATCCGCAAATTATTCAATTGCAAATATCCGATTGTTTAATACAATGGTTCAGCCAGAAGATCATGAATTTATAGTAAGTCAATTATTCATACGAGACGAGTCTCTACTTGAACTAATTGATAATGCTCGACCTAGATTAAATGTACCATTTATTGCAATAAACAGTTAACAACACATATGTATAAAGATTTAACAAAAAGCCAGCTATTCGATAATGTAAAATTAGGATTTGAATTTGAATTCTTTTCTCCAATTTTACGTGCGGAATTAGCTGAGAAATTAACAACCATTTTAGGTAAAAAGGTAATTAGCACCAATGAGTATGGTTCAGATATTCCAGTAAGCTATGATACTTTTAAAATTGAACCTGATTTTTCAGGTGGATTTAAAATGAATGAGCTAATTACTGGCGTAATGCCGTATAATGAAGCAATTCACGTATTATATAAAGTCTTAAATTTCATTGATGAAAACGGCTTTACTACTGAAAGAACTGGATTACACATAAACATGTCATTAAATGAATTTGATCTTGGGCTAAATGAGCGTCTGCAAAATCTAAATGTATTTAAGTATATTCTAGGTCTTAACGAAGAGAAAATATTTGAATTATGGCCATCTGCTAAATCAAGAATTCAAAAAATTTATAAAAATTCAGTTAGCAATATTTACCCTAAAACTAAATTCTTGGCTGAGACCTCAATCGACTATGCCCGACCAAACAGTCCACTTGATTTTTTATATCCTCAATCAAAGTATTTTGGTTTAAATTTTGAAAAGTTAAATGAAGGCTATTTAGAAATTAGATATGCTGGTGGAATTGACTATCAATTAAAAAGAGCAAGCGCAACTGAATTAATTAATTATATTGCTGAATCTCTGTACAATACGCTTCAAGTAAATCACTCATATTCAATTGATGAACAAAAGAAAGTTTACGAAGTGATGAAAAAGCAGAGAGAAAATACTTTAGCTATTAAAACTTATGAAAATTTCAAAAAGAATTTTCCAGAAATAGAATTATTCATTGACTTAAGAGATGATCCGCGAATTATTGAATCTAATTATCTAAATCTTCGTGAAAAGCTATTTGACTTAATCACTTTTGGCAAAATCAAAAAGGGCCAAGTAAATTATGATACTCAAAATAAAAGGGTTCAATTAAAAGAGTCTAAATTAGAAGAAGGCTTTGGAATTCATGACATTGATATTATAAATTGCAAAATTGAAGCCGAAATTTCTAACTGTACTCTATATGGGTGCAAAGTTAGATCATCACATATCACTGAATGTAGAATCTTAACCAGCAATGATATTAGATATTGTCATTTAGATGATTGTTTATTTGAGAGAGGGTGTCATAACCGAATTGACTTAAGCTATATTAAGAGTTCGCCTGAAGCAATTATATATGCAGACTTAAATGAGTGTATTGTTAGATCAGGAATTATTGCACTTGATTCAAAAGTTGATAATAAAACCGAAATTCTGTCCGGTAGTGCAAAAGGCAGTAAAAATCAAATAAAATAATGAATGGATCTGAAAGTTAATAAATAACTGAAATCCTTTAACCGAAAATGGCAGTACAACTAAAAATCTCAAGTATTAAATCAATCAATGGTTCAAGTTTAAATACCATCATTGATTTGTCTAATTTCAACTTTAGCACAATTAAATCAGCAATTGATGAATTCTTAACCTCAATTAATTATTCTCAAGTAGATGGTGAGATTGCAGTTGATATTCAAGGAATCTCAACCAATTCAATTATTATCAGAAATGGTTTAACTGTATATGGTACTCAACAACAAAATGGCAGCTATCCTGAAGTAATTAAAATGTATCCAACTGGTGCAATCACTGCAAAGAACGTTGTAGTTGAAGATGTACTTGAAGGAAAACGTCTTAGACTTAAGGTGTATGGAGTACTTCCACCAACTGCTGTTCCTGGTGAAATTGTTTATATTACTGCGCAGAATGGAAGAGTTGAAGGTTTTTATGGATATTTACAGTCGACTGGTTGGTGTTTACTTAGCTGCGGCGGAACTGGCGAAGGTATTTGTACAGCATCGGTTACTAGGTCAGTTACTCCAAATGTAATATCTGGAGATGGAGAATTATTATCACCTGGTCTATTACCAATACCTGCACCAATTGCAACAACCATGTACTTATTATTTGTTAATGGTCATCAAATAACTATTGGAGATGGAGATATTAGCGCCAGTGCCTATTTTAGTAAAGATGGTGGAGTTACTGCAACTATATACGCTCAAGTCGATGTGACTGACGAACTTTATTGGAACACAACCTCTGCTGGTTATGGATTAGATAGCGGAGACTTTGTTACCTTAATGTATTCAACAGTTGATGCAAATTGTGCTGGAGCAAATGGTACTATTTGTATAACTAATATTTTAACTGCAGGTAATACTGAGTCAGTATTTGCTCAAGTTGGAGTTGATGTTATTATGGAGGATCCAGCTTCAGCTAATTGCCCAATTACTGTGTGCACTTTACCAATTCCAACAATTGAGCCAGAGGGAATTGATTTACCATATGGATATTTTTTAACTAATTCAGTTTTGGCTTTTGATATTTCTACTAGCTGCGCAGGTTGTGCACTTATTGGATTTGGATTACCTCAAACAATGACTGAAACTGAATTTGATTCAGTTAGAATTTTTGAAGAAATTAGCGGAGTTTATACAGACGTTACTATTTTAACTGGACCGTATGCTCCAAATTATTCTACTCGTACAATTTATGCAGAGATTTGCGATTTTGGAGCATTTTATTTGATACCAGTAGACTCAGCGATACCAACTACAACTACGACAACTGCTGCGCCTACCACTACTACTGCGGCTCCGACTACTAGTACAACAACCTCGGCTCCGACTACTAGTACAACAACCTCGGCTCCGACTACTAGTACAACAACTGCGGCTCCGACTACAACAACCACTACGGTAGCTGAAACTACTAGTACAACAACGGTTGAGCCTACAACTACCACCACTATTGAGCCTACAACTACAACAACTATTGAGCCTACGACTACAACTACCACAACTAGAGTTGACCCTACTACTACAACAACTGAGGCTCCGACTACTAGTACAACAACTGTTGCTGAAACTACTAGTACAACAACAGTAGGTGAAAGAACTACCACTACTACAACTAGGTCAGGCGAAATAACTACAACTACCACAATTAGTTGTGATGGATTTATTGCAACTATTAATGGACCTGGTCCATTTGATATAATACTAGATGGCTTTGATGGAATTGGATATACAATTACACAAGATGGCTCAGATATTACATCCGGTACTCTACCGGATTCTTTACCTGGAATCGGATTAGCAATTGAAAAGCTTTTAACAATTACGTTAGCGAATGGATGCGTATTTACCTATGCATTTGACGAAGGTTTAGGGACTTGGGAGTTATTTACTGGATCAACTACTACAACGACAACTGAGGCTGCAACTACTAGTACCACAACTGCCGCTCCTGAGCCAGCTACAACCACAACAACGGTAGCTCCTACTACAACAACAACAACTGAGGCTTCAACTACGAGTACCACAACTAAGGCTGAACCTACTACAACTACAACAACACTGACGGAAATATTTAGAAGTATAAATTGCGAAACTTCAACTGTTATAAATATTGACTTTACTACAATATTAGCAATAACTCCAGAAATTGGACAAGTTTATTACTTAACATTTGACGACAGTAGCGAGGGTTGTTATACAATATTGTCAAGTGCTACTGGAACTGCTAATCGTATTGCAAATACAGCAAGCGATCCTATTGCTGACTGTATGAGCTGTCTACCAACTACAACTACAACAACAATAGCCCCTACTACAACTACCACAACTGAACCAATATCCGAACCTACGACTACTACAACACTAGAGCCTGGGCTTACCACTACTACAACCGCTGAACCTAGGCCTACAACTAGTACAACAACGGTTGAACCTACAACTAGTACAACAACGGTTGAACCTACAACTAGTACAACAACGGTTGAACCTACAACTAGTACAACAACGGTTGAACCTACAACTAGTACAACAACGGTTGAGCCTACTACAACTACCACAACAACGGTTGAGCCTACTACAACTACCACAACTGAACCAATATCCGAACCTACGACTACTACAACAACGGTTGAACCTACAACTACTACAACAACTAGAGTTGACCCTACTACAACTACCACAACTGAACCAATATCCGAACCTACGACTACTACAACAACGGTTGAGCCTACTACAACTACCACAACTGAACCAATATCCGAACCTACGACTACTACAACAACGGTTGAGCCTACAACTAGTACAACAACTAGAGTTGACCCTACTACAACTACAACAACGGTTGAGCCTACAACTAGTACAACAACGGTTGAGCCTACAACTAGTACAACAACAATAGCCCCTACTACAACTAGTACAACAACGGTTGAACCTACAACTAGTACAACAACAATAGCCCCTACTACAACTAGTACAACAACCGTTGAGCCTGAATTTGAAACTACTACAACCACAACAGCTGAGCCTACAACTACCACTACAACGGTATTTGATGGAGAAGTTACAACTACGACTACCGCAAATCCTTGCAACTGTGTATCCGTTGAAAATACAATGGATGGACCAAACGACTTTGACTATACAGACTGTGACGGTAATTTACAAATGACTCAAATTGCAGCATTTACTACAGTTAGTTTATGTGTACTTAGCTATCCGGATAATGCAATATTTAATGTTACCCCAAGCGGAAGTTGTGCATTTAATGGAGAAATTTGGAGTTGCGTAATTGGTGAAACTACTACAACTACAACAAGGCGACCATAACTTACCTAAACTCTATTAAGGTAGTTAGTATAATTTATTATGTTAACAAAGAAGACTATTTTTATATCAGCACAGCCTGACCATCAATACTTCCATTGGCAAGTTGAGGTGGTAATCCACAATTTTATGAAAAATGGAATTAATCCAAATTGGATAGAAATTCTATTTGCCTATAATGACGAGCCTAGCCAAGAAGGTCTTGCCCTAGCTAGAAAATATCCAATGGTTAGATTCTTTTTCTATAAAAAAAGAATAACTCAAAACTTTGGATACATTCCAATTCTTAGGCCTGATATTCTTGAACAGCATTGGATAAAATATCCAGAATTACGTGGTGAAACCGTTTTTTATCATGATTCAGATATTATCTTTAGAGAACTTCCAGATTTCGACTCAATGCATGACAATTTATATTGGTATGTAAGTGATACCGTTTCTTATATTGGCGCAAATTATATTAAAAGTAAATCAGAAGACCTATTCATTGACCTTTGTAGTTTAACAAAAATTTCTCCTGAAATAGTAGAAAAAAATCAAGAAGGGTCAGGCGGTGCTCAATATTTAATGAAAGGCGTTACTTCTGACTTTTGGAAAGAGGTAATTTCAGATTCATTAACTATGTATAAGTATATGGCAGATAGAGAAAGTCAAGAACGCAATACATTAACACCAGAAGAGTTAAAAATCTATAATCCTGTACAAAAATGGTGTGCGGATATGTGGGCAGTTCTTTGGGGTGGCTGGAAAATTGGTGCACAAACAATAATTACACCTGACTTAAATTTTAGTTGGGGAACTTCCTCAATTGAGGATTATGACCGTTGTACAATTATGCATAACGCTGGAGTAACAGATGATAGAAAACCTGATCTTTTTTATAAAGCAGATTATCGAGAATCAAGCCCGTTTAATGCGGATCTTTCAAATATTAAACCTAATACAGCTTCTGCTAAGTACGTAGATGCAATAATTTACGCAAAAGAAAATAGATAAACCGGATCTGCCTTATCGCATACAGTATACTGATAAATAACTGTAGGTAGAAAAATGCAAGTCCAGTATAATGTCTAATAAACTCAAAATAAAACAGGTTGATCTTAGCAACCTAAGTCAAGATAATTCATTAAATAAGTTTTTGGTAGTTGATGCTGCTGGTAACGCTTATTATAGTGATTCTCCTGGTGCCGGTTCTGGTGGTTCTGGCTCAAATGGTACGTCGGGTACTTCAGGTACAAGTGGCCAAGACGGTTCAACTGGTACATCAGGCTCAGATGGAACTTCTGGTACTTCAGGTACAAGTGGCCAAGATGGTTCAACTGGTACTTCTGGTTCAGATGGAACTTCTGGTACTTCAGGTACAAGCGGTCAAGATGGTTCAACTGGTACTTCTGGTTCAGATGGAACTTCTGGTACTTCAGGTACAAGCGGTCAAGATGGTTCAACTGGTACTTCTGGTTCAGACGGTACGTCAGGTACGTCCGGTTCTTCTGGAACAAGTCCATTAGGTTTTTCTTCTGGTACTTCTGGTTCAGATGGAACATCTGGTTCAGACGGTACTTCAGGTACAAGCGGAGAAGCAGGTTCTTCAGGTTCAGATGGAACTTCAGGTACAAGTGGCCAAGACGGTTCAACTGGTACTTCCGGCTCAGACGGAACAAGCGGTACTTCAGGTATAGATGGAACTAATGGTTCAGACGGAACTTCAGGTACTTCTGGAATTGATGGAACTAATGGTTCAGATGGAACTTCAGGTACTTCTGGAATTGATGGAACTACTGGTTCAGACGGAACTTCAGGTACAAGCGGACAAGACGGTTCAACTGGTACTTCTGGTTCAGACGGAACTTCTGGAACAAGTGGTGATACTTTTACTTATCCAACTGATTTAATTGTTTCATTAACTGGAGGTAGAACTTTTGGACGTTATGTAAGCGGTAGTACTATTCCAGCAACTGGAAAAACTGCAGCTGAGGTAATTAGTTTAGCAATTGCTGAGCCAATTACTCCAACTGTTGCTCTAACTTCTAGCACATCAATTGCGTTTAATCAAACAGCAATTAGTAATGTTCTAAATTTTAGTCATACTATAAATAGTTTAGGAGCAACAATTAGTAGTGTTTCTCTTGAATGGCGAAGAGGCGGTGCAGGTTCATGGGTAGTTTTATCAACCTCAACTACTACGCCAAGTACATTTACACATTCACTCACCGATACTAATTATAATACCTCTGCTTTTAATTACAGATATATTGTAACTGATTCAATTGGTGCAACTGCGACTGCTACTTTAAATATTACGCCAATCGCATATTCAGCACCATCAATTTCCTTAACAGTTGCTGCAGTTTCAAGTACTTCACCTGAAACAAATACAAAAAGAGAAAAAGGAAATATTAATACTAATTTAAGCGGAACTATTACCAGAAATAGTGTAAACAGTGCCTTATCTAGTTATACTTTACAATACTCATTAAATAATAGTTTATGGGTAGATATTGGATCAGAGGTATCAATTGGTCCAGGTACTTCAAGCATTACATTAACTAATCATAATGATATTACGTTATTTGCGTCAACTACCATCTATTATAGAGTAAAAGTAATTGATGCATATCAAACATCCTTATCAAGTTTTGCAACTGGTGGAAATACCACAGTTAGTTTTTTAAATCTAATATTTTACGGACCATCATCCGCAGTTCCAACAACTTCAAGTGATATTAGAGCACTAGGATCCCGAATATTTACGGATGGAAGTAATCCATTTAATTTATTAACGGGTACTACTCAAATCAATTTTACAGCAGCAATGCCAGCTACACTAAGTTTAAGCAGTGTAGTTGACTTAGATGCATTAAACGCAGATATTACTGGAAATTATGTTTTATCAACATTTAATGTAGTTGACTCCTACGGTACTAACGTATCGTATCGTAACTATACCATGACAAATGCGACTCCTTATGGAACATCGCATCGACACCAAATAACTAGATAATAGAATATGTCATTAACTCCAGGATTACAATTACCGTATGGTATACAGCCGGTTAACCCAGTACCAGTAGATGCTTGGTCCGGACCTTATACCGGGGCAAACGAAACTGCTGCGATTGCTGCAGCAAATACAGCGATCCTTTCAGCCATCCGTTTTCAATCAATGGAAGTCCGCCTTATCTTCGGCGGCAGCTCTCATAAATATTGGTACCGTGATGGAGTATTAGATACAGATTTAGTAGAATTTGCATCAGGTAGTGGAACTGCTGGCACAGCCGGTAGTGCAGGAACAAGCGGAACCTCTGGAGCCTCAGGCTCAGATGGAACTTCAGGTACTTCAGGTATAGATGGAACTAATGGTTCAGACGGAACTTCAGGTACTTCTGGAATTGATGGAACTAATGGTTCAGATGGAACTTCAGGTACTTCAGGTATAGATGGAACTAATGGTTCAGACGGAACTTCAGGTACTTCTGGAATTGATGGAACTACTGGTTCAGACGGAACTTCAGGTACTTCTGGAATTGATGGAACTAATGGTTCAGATGGAACTTCTGGAACATCAGGATCAGATGGAACAAGTGGTACTTCAGGTATTGACGGAGTCTCTGGAACAGATGGTAGCTCAGGTACTTCAGGAGAATCCGGCTCAAATGGAACAAGTGGTACTTCAGGAGAATCCGGCTCAAATGGAACAAGTGGTACTTCAGGTTCAAATGGAACAAGCGGTACGTCAGGTATAGATGGAACAAATGGTTCAAATGGAACTTCCGGTACAAGCGGTATTGATGGAGTCTCTGGAACAGACGGTAGCTCAGGAACTTCTGGCGAATCAGGTTCAAACGGGTCAGATGGTACGTCCGGTACGTCAGGCTCAAATGGAACTAGTGGTACTTCAGGTTCAAACGGTACTTCTGGAACTTCTGGTTCCAATGGCTCAAACGGGTCAGACGGAACTTCGGGTACGTCAGGCATTGACGGAGTCTCTGGAACAGATGGTTCTAGTGGAACTTCAGGAGAATCAGGCTCAAATGGAACTTCTGGAACTTCCGGTTCAGATGGTACAAGCGGAACTTCAGGTTCAAATGGAACTTCTGGTACGTCTGGAATAGACGGAACAAATGGTTCAGACGGAACTTCCGGTACTTCAGGTATCGATGGAGTCTCTGGAACTGACGGTAGCTCAGGTACTTCAGGAGAATCAGGTTCAAATGGTTCAGATGGAACAAGCGGAACTTCAGGATCAGATGGAACTTCAGGATCAGATGGAACATCTGGTACGTCCGGTATAGATGGTACAAATGGAGAAGATGGTTCTTCTGGAACAAGTGGTAGTTCAGGCCTAAGCGGCGTAGACGGTTCAAGCGGAACTTCAGGCTCAACTGGTTCAGATGGTACTTCAGGTTCAAATGGAACAAGTGGAACTTCAGGATCAAATGGAACAAGTGGAACTTCCGGTACTGCTGGAACTTCTGGAACAAGCGGAATAGACGGAACAAACGGTTCAGACGGTACTTCAGGAACAAGTGGAATAGACGGAGTCTCTGGAACAGATGGTAGCTCTGGAACTTCTGGCGAATCAGGTTCAAATGGAACAAGTGGAACTTCAGGTATAGATGGAACTAATGGGTCAGATGGAACAAGTGGAACTTCAGGTATAGATGGAACTAATGGGTCAGATGGAACAAGCGGTACCTCAGGTACTTCAGGAATAGACGGAGTCTCTGGAACAGACGGTAGCTCAGGTACTTCTGGAGAATCAGGTTCAAATGGGTCAGACGGTACCTCAGGTACTTCAGGTTCAGATGGAACAAGCGGTACTTCAGGCTCAGACGGAACAAGTGGAACTTCGGGTATAGACGGAACTAATGGTTCAGATGGTACTTCTGGTACTTCTGGTATCGATGGAGTCTCTGGGACAGATGGTAGCTCAGGTACTTCAGGAGAATCAGGTTCAAATGGTTCAGACGGTACATCAGGTACTTCAGGTATAGATGGAACTAATGGGTCAGACGGTACTTCAGGTACTTCAGGCATAGATGGAACTAATGGTTCAGATGGAACAAGTGGTACTAGTGGAACTTCAGGTATTGATGGAGTCTCAGGAACAGATGGTTCAAGCGGAACTTCTGGCGAATCAGGTTCAAATGGTTCAGATGGAACTTCTGGTACTTCAGGATCAGATGGTACATCAGGTTCAGATGGTACTTCAGGTACTTCAGGAATAGATGGAACTAATGGTTCAGATGGTACTTCGGGTACTTCTGGTATCGATGGAGTCTCTGGGACAGATGGTAGCTCAGGTACTTCTGGAGAATCAGGTTCAAATGGTTCAGATGGAACTTCTGGTACAAGTGGAATAGACGGAACAAACGGTTCAGATGGTACAAGTGGAACTTCAGGTTCAGATGGAACAAGCGGTACATCTGGCTCAAACGGATCAGACGGTACTTCTGGAACTAGCGGTATTGATGGAGTCTCTGGAACAGATGGTTCTAGTGGAACTTCCGGTTCAGAAGGCACAAGCGGAACTTCCGGTTCAGATGGTACTTCTGGAACTAGTGGTATAGATGGAACAAATGGATCAGATGGTACAAGCGGTACTTCAGGCTCAGATGGAACTAGTGGTTCAGATGGAACTTCTGGTACATCAGGAATAGATGGTACTTCAGGCTCAGATGGTTCTTCTGGAACAAGTGGTAGCTCTGGTTTAAGTGGCGTAGATGGTTCTTCTGGAACATCCGGTTCTATTGGAACTTCTGGAACAAGCGGTACATCAGGTACATCAGGGTCAGATGGTACTTCTGGTTCAAATGGTACTTCTGGAACAAGCGGGTCAGACGGTACTTCTGGAACAAGCGGGTCAGATGGTACTTCAGGAACAAGCGGGTCAGATGGTACTTCCGGTACTTCTGGATTAGACGGAACAAATGGTTCAGACGGTACTTCCGGTACAAGCGGAACTTCAGGTATAGACGGAGTCTCAGGAACAGATGGTAGCTCAGGAACTTCTGGCGAATCAGGTTCAAATGGAACAAGTGGAACTTCAGGTTCAAACGGATCAGATGGAACAAGCGGTACCTCAGGCTCAGATGGAACTTCAGGTACTTCAGGTATAGATGGAACTAATGGTTCAGATGGTACTTCAGGTACAAGCGGTATTGATGGAGTCTCTGGAACAGATGGTTCTAGTGGAACTTCTGGCGAATCAGGTTCTAATGGAACAAGCGGTACGTCAGGTTCAAACGGGTCAGATGGAACTTCAGGAACTTCCGGTTCAGACGGTACTTCTGGTACATCAGGTTCAGATGGTACAAGTGGTACATCAGGTTCAGATGGTACTTCAGGAACTTCAGGTTCAGATGGTACGTCAGGAACAAGTGGAACTTCTGGTTCAGATGGTACTTCTGGTACTTCAGGATCAGACGGTACAAGTGGAACTTCTGGAATTGATGGAACAAATGGTTCAGACGGTACTTCAGGTACAAGCGGAACTTCAGGTATCGATGGAGTCTCTGGAACTGACGGTAGCTCAGGAACTTCTGGAGAATCAGGTTCAAATGGAACCTCTGGTACTTCAGGCATAGATGGAACTAATGGTTCAGATGGTACAAGTGGAACTTCAGGTTCAGATGGAACAAGCGGTACTTCAGGTTCAAACGGATCAGATGGAACTTCTGGAACTTCTGGTATTGATGGAGTCTCTGGAACAGATGGTTCTAGTGGAACTTCTGGTTCAGAAGGTACAAGCGGTACTTCTGGTATTGATGGAACAAACGGATCAGATGGAACAAGCGGCACGTCAGGAATAGATGGAACAAATGGTTCAGATGGTACGTCAGGTACTTCAGGCTCAGATGGTACTTCTGGAACAGATGGTATAAATGGAACAGATGGTTCTAGTGGAACCTCTGGTAGTTCAGGTCTAAGCGGAGTAGACGGTACTTCTGGTACTTCAGGTTCAGACGGTACTTCTGGTACTTCAGGTTCAACTGGTACTTCTGGTACTTCAGGTTCAGACGGTACTTCTGGTACTTCAGGTTCAGACGGTACTTCTGGTACTTCAGGTTCAGACGGTACTTCCGGTACTTCAGGTTCAGACGGAACTTCAGGAACTTCGGGAATAGACGGAACAAGCGGTTCAGATGGAACAAGCGGTACCTCAGGTACTTCAGGAATAGACGGAGTCTCTGGAACAGATGGTAGCTCAGGAACTTCAGGAGAATCAGGTTCAAATGGTACTTCAGGTACAAGTGGAACCTCTGGTACTTCAGGTTCAGATGGAACAAGCGGTACTTCAGGCACAAGCGGTTCAGACGGTACTTCTGGAACAAGCGGCACCTCTGGTTCAGACGGAACCTCTGGTACTTCTGGTTCAGACGGAACCTCTGGTACTTCTGGTTCAACTGGTACTTCAGGTACTTCAGGCTCAACTGGTTCAGATGGAACTTCAGGCACAAGCGGAACTTCAGGGTCAGACGGAACCTCTGGTACTTCCGGTACTTCCGGTATTGATGGAGTCTCTGGAACAGATGGTAGCTCTGGAACTTCTGGCGAATCAGGTTCAAATGGTACTTCTGGAACAAGTGGAACTTCAGGTTCAAACGGTTCAGACGGAACCTCAGGTACTTCAGGTATTGATGGAACAAATGGATCCGATGGAACTTCCGGTTCAGATGGAACCTCTGGTACTTCCGGTGCAAATGGTATTTCAACTAGTGTATTCTATTATGAAGCTAAAGATAATGCACAATCAGGTAATCCTGGAGATGGTCATATTCTTTGGAATAATGCAACACAAATTAGTGCAACCCAAATAAACATAAATCATTTAACGGATGCTCCAATAACTGATATTGATATATTTTTAGCTCTATTACAAGTAGGTCAACAATTAACAATTCAAGATCGAAACAATAGTGCAAATTATCAAGT